TTGGTCCAGAGGTGGTTGATCGGATGATTAAGTTCGGCAAGGATCAGAAGGTTGACCAACTTTAGCTACAAGCCTGATGGCGATACATTAAAAGCGTTTATGAAAGATGACACATTCTTTCGTGGCATCCGTGGCCCTGTAGGTTCTGGCAAGTCTGTTGCTTGTACTGTTGAAGTCTTTCGCAGGGCCTTAATGCAGAAGAAGAACAAGGATGGTGTACGGCGTTCTCGTTGGGCGATTATTAGAAACACAAACCCTCAACTTAAAACCACGACGATCAAGACATGGTTGGATTGGTTTCCTGAGAATGATTGGGGTAAGTTTCATTGGTCTGTACCTTATGTGCATCATATCAAACAAGGCGACCTCGACCTTGAAGTTATCTTCCTCGCTCTCGACAGACCCGAAGATGTCAAGAAACTCCTCTCCCTTGAACTAACTGGCATCTGGATCAACGAGGCGAGGGAGGTGCCTAAGTCAATCATCGATGCCTGTACTATGCGCGTGGGTCGCTTCCCTTCCATGCGCGAAGGTGGGCCATCGTGGTCAGGAGTAATCGCTGACACCAACGCGCCAGAAGAAGACCATTGGTGGCCCATCATGTCTGGCGAAGTGCCTATCCCTGACCACATTCCTCGTGAGCAAGCCAAGATGCTTGTAAAGCCAGATAACTGGAACTTCTACACTCAACCTTCTGGCATGGTGGAGAAGACCGACAAAGATGGCATTGTCTTGGATTACAACCCCAACAAGACTGCTGAGAACAGCAAGCATATGTTGAAGTCGTATTATCCAAACCTGATTCGCGGTAAGACTAAAAGCTGGATTGATGTATATGTGATGAATAGGCTTGGTGCTATACAGGATGGCAAGCCTGTGTATCCAATGTTTGCGTCTGAAATGCACGTTGCTACAGAAGAGATACCTATCGCTGATGGCGTACCACTATATATTGGCATTGATTTTGGCTTGACTCCTGCGGCTGTCTTTGGACAGAAGGTGCGTGGACGCTGGCTTATTCAGTCTGAGATTGTTGCTATTGATATGGGTATTGTCAGGTTTGCAGAGTTGTTGCGTCAAGAGATTAGCACACGCTTTGGAAATCAAGATGTACACATATTTGGCGATCCTGCTGGCGACTTCCGCGCACAAACAGATGAGAGTACACCCTTTCAAATCCTGCGTGGGGCAGGGTTGAGGGCCATACCAGCACCATCAAACTCAGTTGATTTGCGTTTAGAATCTGTGTCCCAAGCGTTGAATAAGATGGTTGATGGTAGGTCAGGGTTTTTGATTGATAGGCGTTGTCCATCACTCATCAAAGGGTTTGAAGGCGGATACCAATACAAGCGTATGGAAGTGTCTGGTGAGAGGTATGCTGACAAACCAGATAAAAATATGTATTCTCATATCCATGATGCTCTTCAGTATTTAATGTTGGGGGCTGGTGAAGGCAGACAGTTGATGTCTGGGCAGTCACCATTAAGGGCGTTCAATGCTAAGAAAGAATATGATGTATTTGCAAGAAAGCCTAAAACGCGGCAGCGTCAGGGGCTATGGGCTAGAATGTAGGAGTAAAATATGTGTATAAGCAGATCGCCTGCCCCTCCACCACCAGATCCTGCTATTCAGGCAGAACAGGCAGAGCAGAAAGCGCAAGCTACTGAGAGAGCAAAGTCTTCCAAAGCAGGACGCTTAGAAGAAGCATTGACAACTATTGCTGGTGGACGGCGTGGTGGTCGTGGTCGTAGGTCGCTTATTACTGGCTCTCGTGGCGGTATGGGCTATTACAATGAGTATATGGACTGATGATTTACAATACCCCTATGATGATCTCCAGTAGTGCTGATGAAATTGCAAAACAGTACCTAAAAAAATATGAAAAAGCAAAACATCATCGGCAAAATTTTGTTGATTTGTTTGAGGAGTGTTATGAGTATGCTCTACCTCAAAGAGAATCTTTCTATTATGAGGCAGCAGGTCAACGTCGTGATGACAAGATCTTTGACGAAACTGCGGTGGTTGGTGTCCAAGAATTTGCATCTCGCTTACAACAGGGTCTTGTCCCTAATTTTGCAAGGTGGGCGGACTTTACGGCAGGGAGTGAAGTCCCGACAGAAGGCCGTGATGAAGTTAATAACGAACTGGACGAAGTAACTGATTATGTTTTTGAGGTAATTCAGAACTCAAATTTTGGTCAAGAGGTACACGAATCATTTATGGATCTGGCAGTCGGCACGGGCGTACTGTCAGTGGCAGAAGGGGATGCGCTGAATCCTGTAGTATTTTCAGCTATTCCATTGCCACATGTTGTTCTTGATAGCGGCCCAGATGATCGTATCGATCATGTTTATCGGGAACGCATGGTGCGTTACTCAGACATTCCTTTGATGTATCGCAAAGCTAAATTGTCAGGCAAGTTAACTGATAAAATTACTCGCTCACCAGATGAAAAGACTCGTGTTCTTGAAGTTGTCTGCAAAGACTACAGCAAGAGAAACGAAGAATCGTATCTGTTCTATGCAATAGAGTGCGGCTTCGGTGAGACTATTGCAAGCGAGTCTTACTCAGGCGTTGGCTCCAATCCGTTTATATGTTTCCGCTGGTCTAAGTGCAGTGGTGAAATTTATGGGCGCGGCCCTCTTATCAACGCCCTCAGTGCAATCAAAACAACCAACCTGACAATTGAGTTAATTCTTGAGAACGCACAGATGGCTATCTCTGGCATATATCAGATGGATGATGATGGCGTTGTAAACCCAGATACCATCAATCTCGTTCCCGGAACTGTAATTCCAAAAGCCGCAGGATCTATGGGCTTGCAACCCATTCGTGCCGCTGGCTCATTTGACGTAGCCAATCTTGTATTGTCTGATATGAGGCTCAATATCAAGAGGGCTTTGTACAATGATATGCTTGGCAATCCTGATAAAACCCCAGCTTCTGCAACAGAAGTTGCAGAGCGTATGGCCGATTTGTCACGCCGTATTGGTTCTGCTTTCGGAAGGCTTCAAGCTGAGTTGGTACAACCTGTACTTCAGCGTGTAGTTTACATTCTCAAGAAACAGGGCAGGATCGAACTGCCCACAATTAACGGAAGAGAAATCAAGGTACGGTCTATTTCTCCTCTGGCACAAGCACAAGCAAACCAAGACATTACCTCAGTCGCAAGATTCCTAGAGTTGGTGCAGGCAAGATTTGGCCCAGAGATTACGAATATTCTTATTAATTCAGAAGAGACTGCCGTTTACCTTGCTAAGAAGTTTGGCGTTCCAGACAACCTGATTCGGGATGTTAATGAGCGTCAACAGTTGGTGCAGATGGCGCAACAATACGCGCAACAGCAACAACAAATAGAACAACAAGCGGCAGGAGTAGCACTTGGCAACCAAGGCCCACCTCAGTCTTGATGGACATCCTCGTCCAAAAGAGATTGACCAACAAATTTCTTTGACTGTTGCATCACTCTTTTCCACAGATGCTGGGAAAGAAGTATTGCGATATTTGAAGTCAATTACCATTGAACAAGTACACGGCGCGGCTGTATCAGACGCGGAGTTGCGCCATGTTGAGGGTCAGCGATATATCGTTGGCATTATTGAAGCGCGTATCAAACATGCACATAAGGTGAAAGCAGATGAGTGAAGAAGCACAAGTTGAATCTGTCGCCAGTGCTGAACCAACAGAGGCAGTACAAACTGAGACTGCGGTTGAGCGTCCTGAGTGGCTTCCAGAAAAGTTTGGCACAGCAGAAGATCTTGCTAATGCCTACTCCTCTCTTGAAAGCAAGCTAGGTCAGAAAGAAGAAGACTATCGCACTGCCTTCATGGAAGAGATTGAGAAAGAAGCTTACTCTAATCGTCCTGCTTCTGTAGGGGATTACGAGTTGCCAGAAGGTATTGATGACGAGCTTGCTGGCGACAATGAGTTGTTGCAGTGGTGGGCAACTCATGCGTTTGAGAATGGCTTCAATCAAGAAGAGTTCTCTGAGGGCATCAATATGTATCTTGGTGCATTGAACGCAGATGTGCCTGACTATGATGCAGAGCTTGCACGGCTTGGTGATAATGCCTCTGCTCGTACAGAAGCTGTGTCTTTGTTTGCAAATAACTTTTTCCCACAAGAGCAACTAGGCGCGATTGAGCGTATGTGTGAGACTGCTGATGGCGTTATGGCCCTAGAGACTATGATGGAAGCCATGAAGGAAGGTGGGCCTAGCGCAGATCAAATTGCAGCGGCTCGAATGGATGAAGGTGCGTTGAAGCAAATGATGCTTGATGACAGGTATCATAACCCAACTAAGCGTGATCCTAACTTTGTGCGTCAGGTAGAAGAAGGCTTCAAGAAGATCTATGGTTGATATTCTGAAGCGTGTCGGGCGGCTTTCTCTTATAGAGAGCCGTCCAGATGACCCTGATGAGATTGCTCCATATCTTCGATTCCATGACAAGCGAGAGTGTATGATTCTTGGGTTAGAACCTCTTGAGGCTTTGAGAGAGCCATTGTCTGTAGATGGCGCAAGAAACTATACTATACGATTTGATGAAACGCCGATAGCTATGTGCGGAACGGTCCCTATTAATGATAATACAGGGCGGGTCTGGATGCTTGGCACTGGCGGTGTAAACAACAACTTCCGACCCTTTCTTCGTGGGTGCAAAGCAGTAATCACTTTGCTTCAAGGTGATTATAAGATGGTCGAAAACTTTGTTCCGATTGACCATACAGACACAATTATGTGGCTAACATGGTGTGGATTTACATTTGATAAAGATATATACGAGGTCAACAGTCATCAGATGATGCGATTTGTGCGTTGCATAAATCAGAAAAATAATGTTTACTACCTACAACAACGGCCTGTAATGCACTGAGCGGCCCGAAAGGACAACCGCATTGAGGATGCCAGACAGATAACCGCAGATCGTGAAACTTTAATAAAGGACTGATGAAATGGCTAACACCATTGATGTAGCTTTTATCAAACAGTTCGAATCTGAAGTTCACATGGCTTATCAGCGTATGGGTTCTAAACTGCGGAATACTGTTCGTCTGGCAAGTCAAGTGACAGGTTCTACTGTTCGATTCCAAAAGATCGGTGCGGGTTCTGCATCGACTAAATCACGCAACGGCAATGTCACTCCTATGGAGCTTGCACACACTCAAGTGGAAGCAACTATGGAAGACTTTTACGCCGCAGAGTACATTGATAAGCTGGATGAACTGAAGACGAACATCAACGAGCGTCAGGCTGTAGCGCAATCGTCTGCCGCCGCTCTTGGTCGTAAGACTGACGAAATCCTGTACACTGCAATGGATGCTGGTGCTAACTCAACTCAAATCCATGACACTGGCTCTGCCCTTGCAAAAGCAGATTTGCTGTCACTGTTTGAGACGTTTGGTACTGCAAATGTTCCAGAAGACGGACAGCGTTATCTCGCTATGCATCCGAAAGGATATGCCGATCTTTTTGCTATTAACGAGTTTGCATCGTCTGACTTTGTTGGTGAGCAGAATCTGCCGTTTGCTGGTGGCATGACTATGAAAGAGTTCCTTGGCTTCAAGGTCTTCTCTACTTCAGCTATTACGGCTGGTAAGAATATAGCTTACCATACGTCTGCTGTAGGTCTGGGCGTGAACGCTGATGTGTCCACTGAAATTAACTATGTCGCAGAAAAAGTATCACACCTTGCAACCTCGATGATGTCGATGGGCGCAAAAGTTATCGATGATAACGGTGTGTACGAAGTTCTGGACAACAACTAAGAGGAGGACTGATAAATGGCTTATACTTCAGCTGGTCTGACTCGTATGGCAGGTGGTGGTGGTCATAACCTTTGGTATTATGATTCCACTGACACTTTGGAGACAGTTGACCAAGAGGGTTATTTTAATGATGCCGCTGGCATGATGAATGTAGGTGATATCGTTTTTGTCTATGACAATGACGCACCTGCTATGACCATCTGTACTGTGCTATCCAACACCGGAACGGTTGTTGATCTAAGTGATGGTACAGCACTTGATCTGACTGACGACGACTAAGGGAGTGGGGGGCTTCGGTCCCCCATAACCATATGGCAGTTAGTAGCACCCACGCAAATACACCTATTGATATTTGCTCCAGAGCGTTGATTCTTATTGGAGCAGATACAATTACCTCTTTTGAAGATGGTACAACCGAGGCACTTGTTTCGGTCAATATGTATGAAGACATTGCTCGTACAGCGTTGGTCAATACACGCTGGCGTTTCTCTACTAACCAAGCTGAACTAAACTTGCTGACTGCTGCGCCTACTGGTCGTTATGAGTATGCGTATCAGTTGCCAACAGGTTATCTAATGGTCCATACTGCAACCGTTAATGATAACATCCTCGACTATCAAATTTACGGCGACAAGTTGTACGCGGACACATCTGCGTCTGATAGCGTTATTCTAGATTATACATATAGGGCTAATGAGTTAGATTGGCCTTCATATTTTACTATTGCTGTCGAGTATTCTCTAGCAATGGTATTTGCGACTTCAATTGCGCGTGACTCAGGCTTGGCATCTCTTATGGAGAAACAGGCTGGTAACGCAATGGCAAAGGCAAGAAGCCTTGATTCGCAACAGCAGACAACACGGAAGCTGGCAACATCGAGGTTCATTACGAATAGGCGTAGTTAA